ACACGCGAGAGCAGCTGAAAGACACCTCGATACCGGACTTCCTGAAATGGTTCCCCGACGGGCAGGCCGGGGTGCTGATGAAAACGGACTACAAGTTCATCCTGAAGTTCGCGGATGTGGAGTGCGAGGTGCTGTTCCGGGGGCTGGACGACTCCAACGACGTGAGGCGGCTGCTGTCCATGCAGCTGAGCTTCGGCATCTTGGACGAGTTCAGGGAGATCAACCCGGACATCTTCAACGCCTTGCAGGGTCGCTTGGGGCGTTATCCGGACGGGGTGGTGGTGCCGCACAGGCCGGAGTGGGGTGTGGACGAGAAGGGCAACCCGGTGCAGGGCTGCGTGGACGACGAGGGGCGTCCGATGGCGAGGCTGTGGGGCATGACCAACCCGCCCGACTCGGACACGTTCTGGGAGCAGTTCCTCACCGATCCGCCGGAGAACGCCGACGTGTGGTTCCAGCCCTCCGGGCTGAGCGAGGAGGCGGATTGGATCAAGTACCTGCCCAGCGGGTACTACGAGAATCTCGCGCAGGGCAAGACCGACGACTGGATCGACGTGTATATCCACGCGAAGTTCGGGCGCTCGCTTGCCGGACGACCGGTGCACACGGCGTTCAAGAAAGAGCTTCATGTGTCGAAGAACCCGTTGCAGCCGATGGTCGCGTCGCCGGAGAGGCCGCTCATCATCGGGTTCGACTGTGGCCTAAACCCCACAGCGGTCGTCGGGCAGATCGACTACAGGGGCCGACTGCTGGTGTACCGGGCGAAAACGTCCGATGGGATGGGGGCGCTGAGGTTCACTCGGGAGATCTTGAAGCCGACGCTGGCTCAGTTCTCGGGGCAGCATATCTTTATTGCTGCGGATCCTGCGGGGCAGCAGAGGGCGCAGACGGACGAGCGCAGCGTTTTTGACATCTTACGTGCCGAGAAGTTCATCGTTAAACCGGCACGCACTAACGCGGTTACGGCTCGCATCGCGGCGGTTGACTCGTACTTGACTCGGATGGTGGACGGACAGCCGGGGGTGCTGATCGACCCATCGTGTACTGAGCTAATCAGCGCGTTGCAGTCCAAGTACAGATACAAAAAGAAGACGAGCGGGGAGTTCGAGGACAAGCCGGAGAAGAACCATCCGTGGTCAGACCTCGCGGATGCGTTCCAGTACCTGTGTTTGCAGGCCGATGGGGGGCATACGTTCGGGCAGTCGATCCAGTCGAAGTCGCGCAAGGTCGTCAGGTCGCAGTATGTATACGCTTGACCGGATGTGTTAGCATGTGCTACAACCTCAGTAACCACAGGGGGGCCAAGTGCTAGGACTACCTGCGCCTAATCAGACAGTGAGCGCCCCCTACGGAGGGCCAGTTGCATCCGTCGGCGGGATCATGCCAATGATCTCCGCGAGACAGCTACTCGAAGAGGCCAAGCGGCGAGCGGAAGCTTCGCAGCAGCGCCCGGTTATCCAGTCACTGGCCAACCACGTAAAGAACTGCTGGACTTACGCACGCGACGCCAAGCGCGATGTCGAGGACAGGATGTTCAAGAGCCTGCGCCAGCGGCGCGGCGAGTACGAGCCCGACGTGTTGCAGCGCATCCGCAAAGGCGGCGGATCGGAAATCTATATGATGCTCACGGCGGTGAAATGCCGTGCAGCGGCCAGCTGGCTCAGGGACACCATCCTCGGTGTGCGCAACGAGAAGCCGTGGACCCTCTCCCCGACCCCCATCCCCACCCTCCCCCCGGATAAAGTCGAAGAACTGAAGCAGCAGGCGGTTCAGCAGCTTGCCCAGTACTACGCGACGACCGGGATGCAGGCCGCTCCGCAGGAGGTCAGGAACCTGCTGATGGGGATGCGCGACGAGTTCATGGGGTACATGCAGGACGAAGCCAAGAAGATGGTCGAGCGCATGGAACTGCGCATGGAGGACCAGCTGATCGAGGGCGGGTTCATGCAGGCGGCTAACGCCTTCATCGACGACCTGACGACCTTCCCGGCGGCGTTTCTGAAGGGGCCGGTTGTACGCAACAAGCCAGCCATCCAGTGGGTCAAAGGCCCTGACGGTCAATACACACTGGATTTTCAGAATGATCTCAAACTCGAATGGGAAAGAGTTAGCCCGTTTGACATCTACCCTTCGCCAGCAAGTGAAGGGATCGATGATGGATACCTGATCCAGCGGCACAGGCTTCGCCGCGCTGACCTTGCAGCGCTGCGGGGGGTAGAGGGGTACAACGAAGACGCGATTACCGCTGTCCTCGATGAGTACGCCGAAGGCGGTCTGACCAGCTGGCTGGCCGATGACACCGAGCGAGCCTCTGCCGAGGGCAAGGACACCAGTTCCGTCACGAGCAACCCCGATGGGCTGATCGACGCGCTCCAATACTGGGGCACGGTGTCGGGCAAGATGCTTCTTGAGTACGGGATGGAAGAGTCCGAGGTCGAGGACCCGACCAAGGAGTACTACGTCGAGGTGTGGCTGGTTGGCAATTGGGTCATCAAGGCCCTGATGAACTACCACCCGCTTGGCCTCAAGCCGTACTACATGGCGAACTACGAGGACATTCCGGGCTCGTTCTGGGGCAATTCGGTGGCTGACCTGTGCCGTGACACGCAGGACATGTGCAACGGCGCTGCGCGGGCGATTGCAAACAACCTAGGTATTGCATCAGGCCCACAAGTAGTTGTGAACATAGATCGGCTTCCTCCGGGCGAAGAGATCGAAGAGATGTACCCGTGGAAGCTGTGGCAGACGACCAGCGACCTGAGCAGCGGGTCCTCGCCTGCGGTGAGCTTCTTCCAGCCGTCCTCGAACGTGGTTGAACTGATGGCTGTGTTCGAGAAGTTCAGCATTCTCGCGGATGAATTCACCGGCATCCCCCGATACATGACGGGGGATTCCCCGGCGGGCGGCGCAGGCCGCACGGCCAGTGGGATGTCCATGCTGATGAACAACGCTTCCAAGTCGATCAAGCAGGTTGTCAGCAATATCGACGTGGGTGTGATTACACCGATGCTTGAGCGGTTGTACTTCTACAACATGAAGTACTCGGACGACCCGGAGCTTAAAGGCGATGTCGTCATCGTCGCTCGCGGGGCCATGTCGATCATGCTCAAGGAAGCGGCTCAGGTGCGGCGCAACGAGTTCCTGCAAACCACGGCCAACCCGATTGACATGCAGATCATCGGGATTCCGGGCCGCGCCGAGGTGCTGCGCGAGGTGGCTAAAGGACTCGACATCCCGACAGAGAAGGTTGTCCCGTCCGCTGAGAGGCTTCGGCAGCAGCAGGCGATGATGCAGGCGCAACAGCAGATGCTGGCCTCTCCCCAAGGGGGGCCTTCTCCCAGTGGTCAGGAGCTTCAGAACGGGGCTCCGGTGACTGACAACTTCTCTCCTCCGAAGAGGTGATCGTGAAAAAGCGCGGTGAGTCGAAGAAGATGATGCAGGCCGAGATGGCCGCGATGAAGAAGGGCGGGGCCGGGAAGAAAGTCATGGCCCACGAGAAGAAGGAAGGCATGATGGGTTACAAAAGCGGCGGGAAAGTTAAGAAGTCCAGCTGCTAACCCACTTGACTAGGAACAAGCCTGTGTGTATAACTACGCACATGATCGGTTAGCACATGAACGTCCAAGGGAAGGACGAGTGGAATGTCCTAGCCGAGTTTGTCAGAACCAGATACGGAAAGGTGTTCAGCGGGGTTATCGAAGAAACCTACGCAGACACGCTTGAGAAACTGGTTACTGCGGAAGAGACAAAGGTTGGTCGCCTTCAGGGCCGAGCGGAAGTGTTGCGGGAAATCCGCAATCTTTTCAAGGCGCTGGAGGAGAAAGGGGAGAGGCGGGGCTGATCCCTCCCTCCAAAACAAGCACCCAGCTGTGAGCGGGTAAGGAGCATTTGTGGCTATTCCGAAGGCGTTGCAGGCGCAAATCGACGAGGCAGAACGTATCCAGAAGGCTGTTTATGGACAGCCGGAGGAACCGAAGGCAGAGGAACCACCGGCAAGCGAGCCGGAACCAAAACCGGAGGGGCAAGCGGAGCCTACCGAAGCAGCACCACCTGAGAACACGAATGCCGAGGCGCAGGTTTCTGAAGCGCAAGGTGAAGAGGATCGGAGCAAGAGGCGGAAGCCTTTCGAGCGAGATGACGCGGAAGCATGGAAGTCCCGCTATCTCTCGTTCCAAGGAGTCCACCGGCAGACAGTAGCCCAACTCCAGCAGCAGATCGACGATCTAAGCAAGAAGCTGGAAGAGAGCCTGAAGAAGCCGGAACCGAAGCCAGAGGGCACCAAGCCGCAGAAGCGCGTCACCGAGAAAGACGTTGAAGCGTATGGATCGGACCTGATAGACGTTATCCACCGCAAGGCTCTTGATGCCGCCGAAGAAATTGTCGACGCGCTCAAGAAGGACCACGCAACGGAAGTTGAGTCCCTTAAATCCGAGCTAGCGAAAGCGCGTGAGGAACTGGGACATGTGGTTCACAACCAAGCCCAGACGGCGGAAGAACGGTTCTACAGCGAGTTGGACAACCGCGTTAGTGGTTGGGAAGAGATTCAAGCGTCTGACGAGTGTCAGACGTGGCTTGAGTCCAAGGTGCCGGGAACACGGATGACGTGGGACGACGTACTGAAAGGCTCAGCGCAAAACTTCGATAGCAAAGCAGCCGTTGAGGTTTTCCAAGCCTTCTTCTCCCAGTACCCGCAGTTCAATCCCAACCGCAAGCCGGAATCGAAGTCACAGGAACGGGCTAGCGAGCTTCAACGACAGGTTGCACCGCCGAAGTCAACAGCTGCTGCACCAGCTTCAGTCAACGGGAAGAAGGTTTACACCTCGACCGAATTTGAAGCAGAAAGCAACCGGATCATCCGGTTGTCCAAGCAGGGCAAGTACGACGAAGCGGCGCAGATTGAGTCTGAGTTGAACGCCGCTATGTCTGAAGGTCGGGTTAGGCCCTGACCCCTTGTAGCGGCGGTTGCCAAGCATCTAGGAGGATTAAATGGCAACTATTACCGCTACCGAAGCCCTAATCGGCCAAGTAAACAGCTTCAACGGCATCAACTACTCGGGCGCGTTCATCCCGACGCTGTGGTCGTCCAAGCTGAATGTCAAGTTCTTCGCGGCCAGCACGTTTGCTGACGTGGCGAACACCAACTGGGAAGGCGAGATCAAGTCGCTGGGGGATAAGGTCATTATCCAGAACCCCCCGTCGATCACGATCAACACCTACGAGGTTGGTACGTCGCTGACGTATGAAGTGCCTGCGCCGGATGTGGTCGAACTCACCATCGACCAAGCGAAGTACTTCGCGTTCCAAGTGTCGGATGTTATCGAGTACCAGTCCAAGCCGAATCTGATGGACATGTTCTCGAACGACGCTGGTTCCCAGCTGAAGGTGTCGGTTGACTCCAACTGCTGGCTGGGCGTGTACGACCAAGCCGCTGCTGCCAACGTCGGTGCGACCGCCGGTCTGGTGTCGGACTACAACCTCGGCACGAACGCCGCGCCGCTCACGATCAGTGCGTCGAACATCCTCGCCACCATCACTGCGATGGCTTCGGTGCTGGATGAGCAGAACGTGCCCGACGATGGCCGCTGGCTGGTTCTCACCCCGTACGAACGCCAGATCCTCATGAACTCCAACCTCGCGCAAGCGCAGTTCATGGGTGACGCGACCTCGATCCTGCGCAACGGGCGCATCGGCCAGATCGACCGCTTCTCCGTGTACCTCTCGACCAACCTGCCGAAAGCGGCTGCGGACGAGAACTACACCGGTGGCGCGGACGCTGGCAAGGTCAAGCGGCATGTGATCATGGCTGGCCACAAGTCGGCTATGACGATGGCGACGCAGATCAACAAGGTTGAAACCATCCGCAACCCGAATGACTTCGGAGACTATGTCCGTGGTCTGATGGTCTTTGGCCGGAAGGTTGTCAAGCCCGCTGCGCTGACCACCGCGTACATCGCTGGCTGATGATCGGTTCCCTCCCCTTCGGGGGAGGGGCTGACTAGGAGGATCAAGATGATCGGACGAGTTGCAACTCGCGTGGGCAAAGGTGAGTGGGCCGGTAGTGCTGGTCCCACGATGAACACCGCGCTAACGTCTGCGGGTACCACACAGGCTGACGCGCTGGCCATTACGGCTGACGTGAATGTCTTCGGTACCGTCGGCGCTAGTTCGGGAGCAATCCTTCAAGCCCCCGCTCCGAGCGGTGGTGACACCGTTTTGGTGAAGAATGGTGGTGCTAACGCTCTGCTGGTGTATCCGCAGTCTGGTGGCACCATCGACGGCGGTTCCGCTAACGCGGCCTACTCGGTTGCTGCTGGGGAGACGGCCATGTTCATCGCGGTGAGTTCCACCGCTTGGCTTGTCATTGTCGGCGGCTAAGTAGTACCCCCTAGCCCCTTCGGGGGCTAGGACCATTTAGGAGGATCTTGTGGCGCTCATGTCGGATCTCACTGATCGTGCGCGAGTACTGCTCCAAGACCCGGACGCTGTTCGCTGGTCGGACGACGACCTTCTTCTGTACGCGAACGAAGCCTTGGCGATGGCCAAGCACAAACGTCCAGACCTGTTCTTCGGTTCGTACACCACAGATGTTTCCGGCTTGAATTCCGGGGACACCTTCCCGCTTCCGATGAACTACGAGCATGTGTTCGTGGACTACATCAACGGTCGGGCGCATTTCCGTGAGATCGAGTTTGCGAACGATCCGCGTGCCGCTGCGATGGTTGCGGCCTTTAACGCTGG